GCCGTCCGGGTCGGTGCCGGTTACGGCTTACGCCGCGGAATCGTGGATGCTGATCGTGGTCAACTCGTTCTGGAACGTCGAGCCGCCCGTGGCCGGCAGCAGCGCCTGGAAAGGAATCGTGGCGACGAGGCCGCCTTCGCCGTCCGACAGCGTGTGGCCGTTCACCTTGATGCGCGGCATCGTGATCGTCAGGAAGTCGGCGCCAGCGGTGTTGTCCGCCGACAGGGCGATGATCAGGCCGGTGTCGGTTTCGTTCAGGAAGGCATCGCGCAAGACGACATCCTCGAAGTACGCCGTGAGCTGACCCGAGGCCATGATGCGGCCGGGGAAAAGCGTGGGCACGAAGTTGGAACCCACCACCGGATCGCCCGTGCGGTTCGACTGCACGTTGATCGTCGCGCTGGTGATGACCGCGGCCGGCGTGCCGTTGACGGCGAGGATGCCGTTGACCGCGGCGAGAAGGCCCTTGCTGTTCGCAGCGTTGTACGTGGTCGAGTAGCGCGCCGTCGAGGTCTGCACCGTGCGGCCGACGAAGCCCATGCTGATCGTTGCAAGGCCCGTCGCCGGAAGCTCGATGTCCAGCGTCGTCGGCTGGCAGCCGAGGTACAGCTCGGTCTGGGTCGGCGTCATGTCGCCGAAGAAGTGCTCGATGGCGAACGACTTGTTCGTGTGGCTCGATGTCGGCGCAAAGGTCTTCTTGCCGGGGATGGCGATCGTGCAGGCCGTACCACTGCCCGTCGTCATCGTTGAACCGTTCAACACGCGCACCGTCGCCGTCGTTCCGGTCGCGCTCACGATCAAGAGGTTCTTGTTCAACACGTCCGCGTTCAGGCCGGTGCCCGCGGTGATGCGGAACACGTCGCCGGCCTTCAGGCCCGCCGTCGTGAGCAGGTTGGTGATGCCGCCGACGGTGTACGCCGGAGCCGTGCCGCCGATGGTCAGAGACAGTGACGTCAGGTTCGACAGCCCGACGAAGTCACGACGCAGCGCGGCGGCCATGAAGTCGGCGTAGGCGCCCGGCGCCACCTCGCCGGCGATGGTGCCCTGCACGCGGCGGACACCATGCCTCATGTCCTGCATCTGCTGATCGGTTCGAATCTCGTTGGACGTGTAGGTGTCCTTGACGACCGAGATGTCGGACGTGACGCGACGCAGCGGCGTGAACAGCGTCGTGCCCGGCGCCTCGCCGTATGCGGATTCGGCCTTGTAGGCCAGTTGCTTGAATACGCCGCTCGCTGCTGGCATGGTGGCACCTCGTCAGATGGTGGACGCAGGATCGCCCTGCGTGGTGTAGTAGAGGATCGAGAAGCGCTGCCGCCCGACCATGATGGGTCGCTCGCCGGCGTTGCTCATGTCGCTGGCGTAGCCAACCGGCACGATCGACTTCACGCCCGGAAGCGTCGCGTTGACGGCGATGACTTCGACGTCGGCCAGCAGTTGGTCGCGCGCGCGTGCGTAGGTCGCTGTCTGCTGCAGCTCGGCGGACACCTGAAGCTCGAGGCGCCGCTCGATGCGCCGCGCCGGCCCCCCGGGAAGCGTCGTCGCATCCTGCTGCTCGCCCATGTCCTCGACGACGAGCGCCGGGAACTCTGTGCGCACGTCGCTCGGATGATCGTAGACGCGCGCGCCGGCTGCGGTGCCGCCGGCGGCGAGCGCCGCCACCAACGCTTCGCGGATGACGTGGCGCGCGTGGTTCATGACCGCTCGAGCATCAGCACGGTGACGCCGGTGCCGTCAGGCTCGGCGCGTGTGACGCGGTAGGAGACACCTTCGACAACAAGCACCGAGGACTGCGTGACGCTGCCGGCCTGCGCAGTCGGAAGCGTGAACATCGGTTGGCGCGATGCCATGCCGAACGCTTCCACGTACTCGTTGTCGAAGATGCCCGACACCGGAGCGCCGTTCAGCACCGCGTCGGTGCCGAAGTCGCGCAGGAACGGGGCTACGTCTTCGACGAACGCCACGGGCTTACTCCTTGGCGGCGGCCTTCAGCGCCTTGCGCAGCGCCTCGACGCGCGCCTCGGGCGCGGTATTGACCTTGACCTTGCTCGGGTCGTCCTTGGGGTCGACGTACAGACCGCGGCCGGCGTGAACCAGCGCGCGCACGACGTCGGCCTCGAAGTCCTGCAGCGTGTTCGCCGGGACGTGCTGCGGGCCATCCAGCGACGGCACGGCGCAGTCTTGGGTGATGAGGATCTTCATGCTGTGGTGTCCGGGTTGAAGCCCTCCCGGCCCGCCGGCCGGCTACTGCACTCGGCCGGCGGGCTCGGTCAAGCTGTGGTCATCAGGTCGTCAGCGCGTCCAGCATCGCCGAGAAGCTCACGGCGCGGCGCACGGCGACGTCCACGTCTTGCAGCGCCACCAGGCGGCGGCCGCCCGAGGTGGCCAGCGCCGACTGGTCGAGGATGAGGTCGAGCCCGCCCCACATGCCAACCAGCAGGTCGGCCCAGTTCCCGAAGAAGATCGCCGAGCACACGCCGTTCGACGTGCCCTTGGTGAGCGCGCTCGAGACGTTGTTCGACACCGCGGCGCGGTAGCCGCGAAGCGTGTTGTTGTCGCTCCACACCGCCTGGCCGTTGGTGGACGCGAACTGCTGGGTGCGCAGCAGCTTCGAGCGCACCTTCGCGTTCGTGAGGTAGGCCAGCGAGCCGACGTCGGCGTTGGCCACGGCCACCTGCTCTTCCAGCTGGACGATGTGGTCCCACGTCGGCGCCAGGCCGTTCGTGCCGCCGGCCACCGAGCCGATGCCCGACGTGAGCGCGATGCCGCGCGGCTGGCCGCCCGAGGCGCTGCCGTGCAGCGCGGCGCGGTCGATCTCCACCGCGATGCCGTTGGCCAGGTCGGCGCGCACCAGCGCCTCGATCGCCGGCGTGGCCTGCAGCAGCGTGCGGCGGCTGTAGTCGGTGAACATGCCCACCGTCTTCGGCGACAGCGTGACCTGGCCGAACGTGGCCTCGCTCTCGGTGACGGCGTTGCCTTCCGTCACCCAGTAGGTGGCGGCGCCGGCCGACTGGCTCGGGATGGCGACGTTGCCCACCAGCCCGTCGAGGAACTGGGCGCCGAGGTTGGCCACCTGCATGCGCGCGCGCAGCAGGTCGATGAAGCTCGACACCAGGAGGTCGGTGGCCACGAGGTTGCCGCCGGCCGTGGGCGAGCCGACGCTCAGGTCGCGCTGCATCATGCGCGCCATCAGCTGCGCGGCATGCGCCGCCGCCGAGCGCTCGTGCGCGATCGGCGCGGTGAGCACGTCGAACGGCACCGTGAAGCCGGCGGCCCGCTTGCCGCCCCACACGCCGGCCTCGTCCACCGGCTGCTTCCTGCGCGCCTCGACGCTGCACTCGATCTCGAACGCGGCGGCTTCCCTGGCGTTCTTGTCGTTGGGCTCGAGCAGCGAGTACAGCAGGCGGCACACGCTGAACTGGCGCTTCTCCTTCTCCGACATGCCGATTTCCGGCGCGGCGGTCGTCGGGCGGATCTTGCCGCGCTCGACGAGCTTGTCGAGCACGAGCTGGCGGAAGGCGTCCACCGAGGTGCCGTCGCCGATGGCCTTGTCGGCCTCGGCGGCGAGCTGGTGGTCCGCGCCCATGGCGCGGATCGCCGTCACGCGATCGCGCTCGCGCTTGATGGCGTCGTTCTCGACGACGCGGATGTCCGGCTGCTGGGTGGCGGCCGGGGCGGCGGTGGAGGTGTCGCTCACAGGGTTCTCCTTGGGTTGAGCGGGCGCCCCGGCTGGGGCAAGGGAACGGCCGACGCCCACGGTGGGATCGGCCGGGATGGAGACGATGGACACCTCGTAAGGGGTCCAGCGGGTCACGCGGTAGGTGGCGGTGTCGTCGGTCTTGCTTTCGAGCACCATGTCGTCGATCGTGTAGCCGACCGAGACGAGCTCACGGATGCCGTCCTGCACGTCCTGGAAGATTTCCTCGCCGAGCGCGCCGCGAGAAAAGCGCACCAGCGCGCGGGCCTTGCGGTCGGCGTCGACCCACGCGCGCTCCACGACGCCGATCTGCTTGCGCGAGTCGTGGTCGAGCAGCAGCGGGTGCCGGCCGTTCAGGCGCTGCAGGTTGACGGCGCCGGCCGTGCAGTCGAGGATCTCGACGCCCCACCAGCGCTCGTAGGGCTCGTCGCTGGCAAACGCCAGCTCGACGGTTCGCTCCTCGACGTTGACGGTGTCGCGCTGGTAGCGCGCCGAGCGGACCTGCTTCTCGGAGGCGGCCTTGCGGGCAGCCTCGGGCACGGCGGCGCGGTTTGCGGTGGCTGTGGTCATGCGGTGGTCACTCCATGGCACGGCTGGCAATCAGCCGCAGCGCAGCGCGCGCCGCGGCGCCGTCCTCGCCCTCTTCGTCGTCGGCAGCCTGCGGCTGCGCGGCCGGCTGCGCCGGCGTCGCGGATGGGATCGCCGGCGCCAGGCCGGCGGTCTTGCGGTTCCACTCCTGCAGCTCGGCGATGATCTCGTCCGGGTCGTCGCCGGACTCGACGATCACGCGCTGCGGGCTCGTGAGCCGCGCCTGGATGCGCAGCGTCTGCGCGTCGGTCGTCTTCTTGAGGTCGATCGGCTGCCAGCGGTGCGGCTGCCAGCGCGCGGCGTCGGCGTACAGGTCGAGCTTGTCGTAGGCCAGCCCTTCGAGCTCGGGCGCCGCGACGAGCGCGTAGCGCAGCCAGCGGCGATGCACGGCGCGCACGAGCGCGTCGTCGATGAACCACTGCTGCAGCGCGAGCCACATGGTGCGCTCGCCCTCCATGCCGAGCTGGCCGCTGCTGTAGTTCACCGCCTCGAGGTCGTTGCCGAGGGTGAAGTACGCGGTGCCCAAGGCGCCGGCGATGTCGCGCACGCAGTCCTTGATGAACTGGCCGTACTCGATGTTCGGGAAGTCGCTCTCGAAGGGCTGCGCAGTCATGCCCCACGGCAGCTGCTCCCACGTGCCGTCATGCAGGCTCTGGTACGCCTTGCCCTTGTCGTCGGTGCCGTCGGTGAGCGCGCCTTCGGCCGGCGGCTGCGCGTCGGAACTCAGCTGCAGCCAGCCGCCGCGCTTGGCGGCCTCGCGCGCCTTGTTCAGCCCGGCGCTGGCGAAGTCGGCCGCCTGGTACATGCGCTTGAGGGCGGTGCTCATCCACGGCACGCCGCGAAGCTGGCCGACCTGCTCGGGCAGCATGACGTGCAGCACGTCGTCGGCCGGCACGCGCACCAGGCGCTGCGCCGCACCGGCCCATTCGCCGACGCTGTCGATCGTCGAGTCGTCGCTGCGGAAGTGATAGGCGAGGACGCGGCCGTCGGCGTTGAACTCCACGCCCTGACGCACCTTGACGCCGGCGCCGCGGTCGGCGTTGAAGCTCACCGGGCAGGCGTCGGCCGGCAGGAGCTGCAGCTGCACGCCGTGCGGCCCGCGGCCGGGCAGGAAGCGCACGAAGTGCTCGCCATCGACCGCGACGTGACGCAGCACCAGGCGCTGGATCATCGGCCAGCTGTACCGCCCCGTGACGTCGCACGCGCCCTTGCGGCCGAAGGCAGTCCACCCGCGCTCGAGCCTGTCGTTGACGGCGGTCTTCATCTCACCGCTGGCGGTGCGCACGCGCGACTGGTAGCGCACGCCCCACTGGCCAAGCACGTTGCCGTGCACCATGCCGAGGAAGCGCTTCGCGTAACCGTTGTTGTCGGCGGCGTCGCGGCTGCGCGCGCGCACCGTCACGAGGCCGGCGGCCGTCTGCGCGTTGATGTGCAGGCCGTCGGCCTGCCAGGATGCGACGTCGCCGGTGGTGAGCGCCGCCAGGAGCGAGCGCCGCTGCTGGCCGGCGAGGTGCAGCACGCGGCGCGTCGCGGCGGTGGCGGCTTGCTGAGCGGCTTCGTCGGCCTGCGCGCGCGCGACAGCCTGCGGCACGAGGCCAATGGCAAGCGCAGCACGCTGCAGAAGGGTCGGCATGAGGCGAATGATCCATGCCGGCGCGGAACTTGGTCGGGCGCGATGTTCCGCCCGCTGGCGACGCTACATGCGCACGTAGAACGCCTTGCGCCCGCCGAGCCCGGCCTTGATGTTCTGCTCGACGCGCTCGCGCTCGACGTCGCGCTCGGCGTTGCGGATGGCCGTGATCAGCTCCTCGGGGCTGCGGTACGTCATGCTGCGCCCGTTGATGCTGTAGCTGCCGACGGCGAAGTTGCCGGACTGGATGTAGGTGTCGTAGGCCGCGCGCAGCGTGTCGAGGCGGCGCTGCGCCGGCAGGCGGCTGTCTGTACCCGCCGCGGCACCGAGGCCGGGCATGACCTGCGTCTGCCCGAAGAGGTCCGTCACCGGGTACTGCTCGGTGCCCTTGATGACCCACACCTGGCGTCCGTAGGCGCCAGCCACCCACGCGCCGGTCGTGGCGGCCGTGGACTGCAGGCGGTGCGCGTCGCCGTCGGCCACGCTGTCGATCGTGCGCACGGTGCCGCCGGCCAGTGGGTTGAGTACCAGCTTGAGCGACCAGCCCGCGCTCGCCGG